TTTTATGGAAGAAGTTAAATTAGAAATACAAGAAAGACTCTCGATTGGTTTCGCCTTAGGGTGGAGTTATTTCGGAGCAACGATTAAATATCCTTACAATGAATTAGTAATTTATTTAGGGATCATAAGTTTAAATTTTAAATGGCAAGAAAATGCATAGTAAAAAACCGATAATGAAAGAGTATCTCGCAGAGAGAAACAGACATGAGCTTGATGGTCATGGTCAGTATTACGAAATGGGAATAAAAAAACTAGCGAGTTTCAAACAAGCAAAGGATCGTGCTAAGAAAATTAGTTTGATGGCAGAAGGCATTGAACTTGCTGAAATGAGAAAAGATTTCAAAAGTATTTACAGATAACTTTCTTCCCAGAGTTAATTTGTGTTTCACGGAAGAGAGGTTGATTTTAGTCAGCCTCTTTTTTTTGTGTCGTTTTTTGGGTTTTGTGTCGACTCATGTCAATAGTATGTTGATTTTTTTTACTCTAACTGTTTGATTATCAATTTTATGTCGATTATGTCGATTTTATATATAATTTATTAAAAAAAATAAAATAAAAAAGAAGCATTTACTATAAGAGAGTATAGGGGAGTGTAAAAACGACATACGACATTTACAATATTATTTGTATATTTGTTTTAAATTAAATTTAATATACATGAATCCAAAGAAACTTTCGTTTGACGAAGAGGGGAGAGATAAACTATTAAACGGCATCAGCAAAATAGCAAAAGCAGTTAAAAGTACTTTAGGCCCACTAGGTCAAACTGTGCTGATTGAATCCCAAAACCATACACACGGAATTACCATTACTAAAGACGGAGTCACCGTTGCAAAATCTATTGATCTAGAAGATTCAGTAGAGAATCTTGCAGTGAGGATGATGAAAGAGGCGGCTGAAAGAACAGCAAACTCTGCAGGTGATGGAACAACTACGGCAATTGTATTAACTGAAGCAATTGTTCGTGAAGGTTTACAGTTATTCAAAAGAGAAGAGAACATAAACAAGTCTGAACTTGTTAGGGAAATCAATCGTGAGTGTAACAATATAATTGACAAGCTTAATAAAGAATCAAAAAAGGTAACAGGCAAGACATTGAAAGATGTAGCCACTATATCTGCCAATAATGATCAAGAACTTGGAAAGATGATAGCCAATGCCTACAAAGAATTAGGCAAAGACGGAGTGTTGACTGTAGAAAACAGTAAGACAGAAGAAACTTATTACGATATTACGAAAGGAATCAAAGTAGATAGAGGATATACTTCTAAACTATTTGTAAATAATCAAAGAAACGATGAATGTGTGTTGGATGATGTGTTGATTTTAGTAACAGACATGGAAATTACTAATATTCTTCAAATAGAATCTGTGCTGAAACCAATAATCAACCAAAATAAAAAATTATTAATCATAGGAAACTGTGTTCAGGGTGTTGTAAACACCTTAGCGGCTAATGTTGTCCAGAACAATTTAAAACTTTGCAATATTATACCACCTTCATTCGGATATCGTACCAATGAATTGCTTTCTGACATTGCTTTGGCTACAGGAGCCACATATTTTAGCGAATCACAGGGTGATAATCTTGGATTATTGTCTATGAAAGAGCTTGGGTATGCAGAAAAAGTAATAATTGGACAAAATTCTAGTGTGATTGTAACAAATCATAACGAAAATCCACAAATTACTGAAAGAATTGAAGAATTAAAGGTGCAAAGAGACAATAATAAAATAAAAGCAGAGAAAGATTTTATAAATGAAAGGATTGCTTTGTTGTCAGGCGGAGTTGGAGTGCTATATGTGGGCGGAAACTCAGATATTGAGCAAAAAGAAAAATTTGACCGCATCGAGGATGCGGTGTGTGCCGTAAGATCAGCCGTTGAAGAAGGAATACTTCCAGGAGGAGGGATATCTTTACTAAGAGCAGCAGAATCTTTAGACGATGGACATGCATGCGACATATTATACGGAGCATTATGCCAACCAATAGAACAAATACTCATGAACGCGGGTGAGGATGTAAAAAAAATTAGAGATGAAGTTTGTAATTGTAATGAAGTACCACACAATTACGGATATGATGTCAAGAATAAAAAATTTGGCGACATGTATAAGATGGGGATTATAGATCCTGCCAAAGTAACAAAGAATGCATTGAAAAATGCAGTTAGTGTGGCTACAACCATACTAACAACAAACGCAATAGTAACAATGAAAAGAAAAAATGGCTAGAAAACTTACAATTGCTGATTACAAAACTAAAAGTAGAAAGAGAAAAAGAATACACTCTAAAACTAAAAGCAGTAAAGTAAAGCATAGTAAGAATTATCTTAAAAGATATAGAGGCCAAGGAAGATAGTTAATTTAAATAAATAAAAATGGTTATACATAATCAAATATTTGACAGTTATAGAGCTGAACAGGAAAAAATTAAAAACGCTATCGCGTTTTTGAAAAAGAATGGTTACAGTATCTATAAAAAAGAAGTGCACGAAAAAGAAGTTGTATGAAAGCAGTAGGGAAGTATATAGTTGTAACTGAAATAGAAGAACAGCAAAAAACAGAATCAGGTATTTTGCTTACTTCCGAAGACAGCAACCAACTAAGATACAAAAAAGGATTGATACTTTTACCAGGGACTGAAGTGTCTGTTGTTAAGGAGGGTGATATTATATATTACGACAAAGCAGCAGGACACAAGATGATGTTGCATGAAGATATGGTAAGTATAATTCAGGAAAGAGATATAGTTGTAGTATTATGACTTTCTTTCTTGATTCATTTTCTTTATAACCTTACGATACACTTTATCGGAATACTTAGCACTTGATCTGAACATCGGATTTTTTCTACGATCTTCGGATATAGCCTCCTCTTTGTTTAATTTTTTGTAAATCGAAGCGCATAAGCGCTTACTTTTATACGCTAAGTCGTATAGTATAGATTCTCTACCTTGTTTTTTACGCCACTTTATTATCCATCCATTTCTAAGAAGATTATCAAATCGTCTTTTGTCCCACGACATAATTTCATTGTATTCTTCAAAGTCTTTTCTAGTAAAGTAACCTTCGCTATATAAAAATAAAAGCATTTCTATTTCCGAGGTGGACAACTTGTAAGTTGATCTTGCCCATTGACGAACCACTTTCCAGTATTTTAAGTAGTCATTTTGCATTAGATTAAATTTGTATCTTTGCAAAGATAACTTTTTTAATTATGGCGCTTGGAAGAACAGCGAGGTATTATCGTAAGAATAAAAAGGCTCGTGCCAAACACAGAGCATACCAAAGCAAGTATAATAAAAAAAAGAAATCAATCAAACAAAGAGTTGCTGACAATAGAGCAAATAGAAGATTTGGAACTTATGGCAACTATGACGGGCTCGATGTTTCTCGTAAAGGAAAAGGGAAATATGTTTTAGAATCTGAAAAGAAAAACAGAGGAAGTAAAACAAATACTCCTGGAGATAGAAGGGCTCGTGGTAAAAAAGGAAAAGGGAGGAAGAATAAAGGAAACACAGGTGGTAAATAATAACTTATGAGTGGATTAGCAAATGGCATAGGAAATGGAACTTCATTTCCACAAAAACAAAATACTGCAATTCCCGAGCTTTGTTTTATAATAACAGAGATAGATGAGTTTTGTGAACAAGAGGTAGGACAATTTAGGATGATTCCTGAAACCTGCCCATAAATAAATAAATAAAAATGGCAAATAAAAAATTCTCACAATTTACACTAGGAACTACCCATAGTGATATAGAATATGTAGTAGGATATAAATCTACAGACAATATACAAATAGTTCCAGCAGCTCTTGATAGCACTTATGAATTAGATGCATCTGTTGTACAGGGAGGTGCGAGCATTGCTCTTGAAGGAGTAGGTGGCCCTAGCACTGGAAATATTTTCAATATTCAATTGCTAGGAGGCGATCACATAGATGTATCTAATGCAGGACAAGATATAACAATTACAAACACGCAGAAAAACACTTTCATGGTAACAGGAACATTCCAAAATTTGTTCGGAGGTTCACCAGGAATCTTTGGCGATACGCTAGAGTTTGGTGTAAAGGCAGTTCCTGCTGCTGGTAACTCTTCTGTGCTTACAATCCCTTTTGACTGTAAATTAGTTTCAGCAAGTGTCAAGTGGATTTCTAATTCAGCTGTTACCATTCTTAATGGATCTGATACATGGCAAGTGAAGCTTTATAAAATGACTAATCCTACAGGATCAGTTACTATAACTGCAAACTATGGAACTCCCATAGACATTTCAGGAATTTTATTAACTGTAGCAGATAATAATACATTCCCTGCAAAATTTGCAACAGGATTAAATATTAATTTAGTTGCAGGCGATATAATTAATATCTCAGGAGTAGAAACGGGAACGATTGGAACATCGGATGGAGAAATGGAAATGACATTAGGATTTGAAGCAGTATAATGAGTAAAGCAAAAAAAAGAAAAGGTAATAAGATTTGTCCAGCAGGAATAGCTTGGGCAAAAAGAACTTTTGACACATATCCGTCAGCGTATGCGAATATGGCAGCGAGTAAATATTGTAAAGATCCCAATTACGCTAAGGGTGCTAAAAAGAAAAAGTAATGGATAAAAGCTTAAGATCAGTTGTGTCTCAATTAAAAAAAGCATCTAAAATGCATTTGGCACAATCTAAAATAATAGAAAAGCATATTAAGGATATGCAGAAAATGTCAAAGAAAAAGAAATGAGTAAATTAAGTAAAGCACAAAGACGAATAGCAAGAGCTGCATTTCCTTTTGATAAAATTACAGGAGATGATTTTAAGGCTCTTAAAAGAAAAAAGAAAACTAAAAAAAAGTAATTATGCCAACAGTAAAATATAAATGTCCAGACACAGGAGTTATGAAAGTTGAAAAGTATCCATATACAGCAACAGGAAAGCCACAGGCTGATTCTAGAGCAAAAATGATGAACGGCTCAATTGTTATGAATCCTAATTATGGAGACGAGAAAAGCTATTAATGGGTGAGCTTAAAAAATGGAGAGATCAGAAATGGGTTCGTATAGGAACCGATGGTTCTATTCTTGGTGCTTGTGGCACGAGCAAGAATAAAAAGAACCCTGACAGATGTTTGCCATTAGCAAAGGCTCGTTCTATGTCAAAAGCAGAAAGAGCGAAAACTGCTCGTAAGAAAAAAAGAGCAGGAGCAAAAGGCAAAACAGTTGTAGCAAACACAAAGGCAGGAAGAGTAACTAAAAAATACACAAGGTGATATGGCCAACAAAAAAAACATGCCGTGCAATAAACCTAGGCCTTCTGACAGACCAGGTAAAAAGCGTATGGTCAAAGGTTGTGAAGGGGGAAAAGAAAAACTTATACACTTTGGAGCAAAGGGATATGGACATAATTATTCAGCAGCTGCAAGGAAAAGTTTCAAGGCACGACACAAGTGTGAACAAGCCAAATCAAAACTAACTGCTCGTTATTGGGCATGTAAAAACTTATGGGCTGGTAAGGGTGGATCTAAGAAGTCAAGCCCTAAAAATAGGAGAGGAAAATATTAGTATATTTGTAAAATAAATAATTTAAAAAATAAAAGCTATGGCACAAGGTTATAATGACAGATTAGATGAATCTTTAGCAGGAAAGCACGGCAAAAAATCTCAGTCGTTCAAAGACAGGAGAGATGAGTCTAAAGCAATGTCAAAAAAAGAGTACGGTCACGCATATGGTGGAGACCATTCCATGCACTATGAAAAGCATTATCCAAGTAGTGTAAAAGGACATTTAAGTAAATTGATTAAAAAGTAATATGGCTAAGAAAGAACCGTTTCCAGCTATCAAAGAAAAAAATCAAGGCAAGTTTACAAAGTGGGCTATGGCAAACGGATTTAAAGATGCGTGTAGTGCAGCTTCAGCAGTTATGAAAAGTCCAAAAAAATATTCGGACAAAATTGTAAAGCAAGCGAATTACGCTAATAATTTTGGCTGTAAAATGAAAAAGAAAAAATAATGGGTAAAGCATTAATCAAATTAGGGCAATGGATTTCAAATCTATGGTGTAAGCTATTATGTAAGTGGAACGCCCTACTAGTAAAACTCACAGTTCAAGTGGATAGTTGTCCAAACAAACTGTGCAAATGTAAAGATTAAATGAAATCAAAAGGATTCGGTGATACTGTTCACAAGGCTGCAAAATTAATTGGTGCAGATAAAGTGGCAAAAACCTATGAAAAAGTAACTGGAAAACCATGTGGTTGTCAACAAAGAAGAGATTCTTTGAATCGCATGTTTCCTTATAACAAATAATTAATATGGCATATCAAAAATTACAAGCAGGCAGAGCATTATTGGTAGTACCAAGTGATACTGACGAAATACCAGCAGTTACTGGTGGAACAAACAATGGATGTGTATTATACATTGGAACACCTGGAGACATTCAAGTCAAAACAGTTGGTGGTGATGTAGTAACATTTGTGGGCGTTTATGCAGGTCAGTTTTTTCCTGTTCAAGTATTGCAAGTATTTGCTACTGGCACAACAGCTGGAGAAATAATTGCACTATGGTAGATTATTTTGAGAAAGACATAACACTTGGAGATATCGAAGTGGTATATGAAATAGTAGAACAAAATGGCGACTCGAGTTGACGAAAATACACAACTAACACTTGATTTAAAAACTATCGGAATGATAGTAGGATTTGTTATCAGTCTTGCTACTATTTATTTTTCCTTAAAATCTGATATTGCCTTGGCCATGGAAGAGCCAAAACCCGAAGTAAGCTCAATTGAATTTCAATATAAAGATGAGCTTGTTAGAAGCACAATTGAAAAAGTCGAAACCGATGTCAATACTATAAAGGTTGATGTCAATGAAATCAAAGAACAATTAAATAAAATGGATGAAAGACTATATGAATTGAGTAAAAAATAATAACATGAGAAATTTATTAGCGATAATTTTTATATTATTCTACACTTCTATCGCAGCTCAAGATTATAAAGACCAAATATCCATAGTTCAGTTTAGCGCCCCTTTTACCAAAGCATCAGAAATATCACTTAAAAAATTTTCTGATCATAATATTTATACCTTTCATATTAACGAAAAGAAAAAAATTTTCGAAAAGGAAAATATAACTTATTTACCTACAATTGTTTTATTTCACAATGGTAAAGAAGTTGTAAGAATAGAGAGTGGAATAACATTGAAACTACCTGAAGATACATTAGAAATAATTGAAGAACATATCGAAGAAATCATAGAAAGTAAATTTTAAAATGAAGAAACTTATATCACTAATAACACTATTAATGTGTTTCACTATATCAGCACAAGTCATCTCTAATGATGATAAGGTTGAAAATAAAGTTGTTAAAAAATACAAAGCCAAGAAGTTTTTTGATGGCGTATACAAGAACATATTTAAATATGCTACAGTATATGTGGCAGGAGATATTGATAACGCATATCAAACAAAGTATCCTGATTATTTTATCAGAACTAATCCTGATGATTTATATGACATACCACAAGTGGTTGATGAAACAGTTTATCACCCCTTTGATTTTCGTGCAGGTATAGGAGTTCGTAAGTTAGCAAGGTTTGATTATGAAATAAAACAAAACTACATTGATGGTACTGAAAATTTAGTAGGTCTATCAGCTCCTACAGCAGCAGTCAAAGGTTTTGAATATCTTTTACATATAGAAAAACAAAGAGAAAGATCTGAAGAGTTTATAAATTCAAGATTTTTTATTAGACATACAGGTAAATACCATATTGTAAAACTAGAGTCAAGAAAAAAAGGGAATGTTGATTTTGAATATCAATCAGCAGAAGCAAGATTTAGATTGCCTATAGGTAAAAAACTAAGTATATCTTTAGGTGCTATTGCAAGATCTCACCAAAAACCATATGGATATAATCCAATTGAAATATGGCTTAATGAAACACAAATAGCTTTAGATGCAGATGGCAATCCAATTTTAGATCCTGATGGAAATCCATTTGAGTATCCTGTAAATCCTTGGTACAGCCTTGGGTATCTTTATGGATTCACTGATCATTACACTTCTTATACTGATTTTGAAACAGGTGAAGTTTTTTATGATTGGATTTGGAAAGATCCTAATGAACAAATAGTTGCCTATGGTGATAGAGACTTTCGGGATCGTATATTTGGTTCTCTTATGAACCGATTCAACGCAGAGCAATGGGACTTGTTAGATTCTTTTATTGAAGTTGCACCTATAGTAGGTTTTGATTTTTATCATTACAAGAAAAACTTTTGGATACATGCTTATGCGAATTGGATTTTACCCTATCACCATTATGTTCAAGGTGATGTAGGTTATTCATATTTACATAGAAATGGTTGGGATCATGAAGGTCATCACGATGGACACTCACAATCTAACGGTGATCAATGGAGTGATTATCAAGGAGGATTAATCGCAGGATGGAAAATCAGCAAAACATTAGGTATCTTCATTGAAGGAGAGTATACTAAATTTTGGGATTCAGAAGTTTACACCTCTAGTGTTGGATTAAATTTTAGATTATGAATATAAGCAAACATATTACTTATGCTGAAGCTATACATTCGAATACTGCAAAGCGCGATGGTATAGACAATACTCCCAACTCTCAGCATTTAGACAACATGAAAGAGTTGGCTGAAAAAGTTTTCGAGCCACTAAGATCTTGGGTGGGAGGCCCTATAAAAGTAAATTCATTTTTCAGATCTCCAAAATTAAATGAGACCATTGGGGGAGCATCCTCATCACAACATTGTAAAGGTCAGGCGATTGACCTGGATGATGTATATGGTCACAAGACAAATGCAGAAATGTTTTTATACATAAGAGAAAATCTTGAATTCGATCAGTTGATATGGGAGTTTGGAACTGATATGTCTCCTAATTGGATTCATGTATCTTATGTAAGTAAAGAAGATAATAGAGGAAGATGTTTGAAGGCGTATAAAGAAGATGGTAAAACTAAATACAAAACGATATGAGTAAACCTAAAAAAAAATTTTCTGAAACTAAAGTCGGTGCTTTTTTAAGTAAAGCTGCACCAGGTTTGTTAGGAACTATTGGTGATGTTTTGCCTGACCAAGGAGTGCTGGGTGTTGTCAAAAATTTGATTGACAAGGATCCTGTATTGCCACCTGAGGATAAAGAAAAAGCAATGAAGCTTTTAGAATTAGATATGATTGAAATGCAAGAGGTTAGTAAAAGATGGACTGCAGACATGGCAAGCACAAGTTGGTTGTCAAAAAATGTAAGACCTTTGATACTAGTTTTCTTTTCAGTTAGTTATGTAGTAGGATGGTATCTCGATTATTCTTTAGATAGTATAACAGGACTTCTTAGTTTGATTGTTGGAGCATATTTTGGATCAAGAGGAGTTGAAAAGGTGATGGGTAATAATAGACATAAATAGTTCCAAAAAAAAGTAAAGAATAATTGATTACCTTTGCATTATTAACTTAAATATAAAATAATGAAAAAAGTAGAAGAAAAAGAGTTACAAGAATTACAAAATTTAAACTCTGAATTTGTAAGTAAAAAAGCGCAACTTGGAGATCTAGAGATTCAGAAATCTCTTGTCCTAAAACAAGTTGAAAGTATTAGAGTAGACTTTGGTAAATTAGAACAAGTGCTTTTAGAAAAATACGGTGAAAATTCTGTTATTAATTTACAAACAGGGGAAATAAAAGAAAAAGAATAATATGGCAAAAATTAGCAATACTTTATCATATCCGAATCAATCTCCAATTGAAGGAGCGGATTATTTAATAGGAACGGCTGCGAACTCATCCCCAATTGATAAGCAGACAAAAACTTTTACAATACAAGGTATTGCTGATTATGTTATAGATACTTTGACTGATGGTAACGCATATAGAATTCCTGTGTTCACAGCGAATGCAGAAGGAGATATATCCGTTAAGTTAGTTAACTCAATGATAAAGCAAGATTTTGCTAACTCTGCTGTGTTCGGATCAGGACCTATAGAATATAAAGTTACAGGAGATCCGTTAGGTGGAGCAGACTTCAATTATACAGATTGTCAAACAGGACAAGTGGTACAATCAGGTGTTGGGGGTGGACAATCAGTTGTTGTGTGTAGTTTATCACAACCTGCGATTCAACAAGGCTCTGGAACGGTAGAGCAAGTTGATATTCCTGGGAGTTTGATTACAATAGAAAACTCTTTGGGTACAGGTAGTCTGTCGGTTGCAGATAATGTTAGTTTAGGAAATAACTTGTCTGTAGGAAACAACGCTTCTATTACAGGAGAAACTAGTTTAGGAACTAAATTGTTTTTTGGAACTGCAGAAGTATACGACAAAGATGGATTAGTTGGAACAGGAGAGCAAGTATTAGTTTCTCAACCTGACGGAACAGTAAGGTGGGAAAACTATCAAGGTTCAGGATTAGAATTTCAGGCAGCATGGGATGCAAGAACAATTGCAGAAGGTGGAGTTACTGACGGTGGTAATCCTGATTTATTAGCAATACCATTAGTTGCTTCAAACACAGGTAAGTATTGGGTTTGTAATACACATGGAAACGCAGCATTGCCAGATGCTTCAGGTGGAACAATATCAGATTGGGATCCTGGAGATTGGGCTATAATATCAGAAGATATAGCAGGTAATGTATTTTGGGATAAGATTGATTCTGCTAACTTAAACGGTTCAGGACAAGAAGGCTTTACAACAATATGGGAAAGCACCTATGTAGTAGGAAAAGGATTTCCATATTTATACAATGCTGAAGATCCAGTTGCTCCTAGTTCTAATTTATTACAAGGAGAAAGACCTGCAGATTACCAAGGAACTGCTACAACTGCATACGGAGTTGGCGCAGGTAAGGCTTTGGCTGATAATTACGATCCTGCAGATCCTCAAAGAGCAGGAGGTAACGGTCTCACATTGATTGGAACAAATGCAGGTGCGTCTTTAGCAGCAAAACCAACTGGAATTTTATATAAACCTTCAGCACACACATTAGTTGGTGCATATGCAGGAGAAAAAATGACCTATCAGGCAGGTGGTGTAACAGCTCTTGGTTATGAGGCATTAAAAAACTTTTTACCAACACCTGGGTTTACTTATTTTAATGTTGCCTTAGGTGCAAATGCAGGAGACAATTTAGTAGAAGGTAATACAAATGTTTTTATTGGTAATTCTGCAGCTAGCAACGGATACGATCAAATTGGAAATTTTGGAGCAATTACAGACGCAACGGGCAGTATAGCTATTGGTAATAATTCAAGATTATTTATTGATGGTAATTCACAATCCAAATATCAAATAAACATAGAATGTTTTGGTCAAACAATACCAAAAACAAATAACTCTGTAAATATTGGAACGGGAGCACAACTGAACAACCCAACGGTACACACTAGACTTCACGGAAGTTTAGAAATGGGTAGAAATGTTCAAGCGCCTGCAAGTAGCGAAAATCCTTCATTAGCTTTTGGTAGTGGTGTAGATGTTCAAAATAATTCTAACTACGCAATTGGAGGAAATCTTACTGTTAGCACCGATAGTTCATTTAATTTTGTTGCAGGAAGAGACCATCAAGTTTTAGATAGCTCTGGGTTTAACGCAGTTTTTGGTAATAATAATCAAATTAGTGGCAATTCAGAAACAAGCTTTATCGCAGGTGAAAGCAATTCATTAGATGGATCAGGATGTGGTATAATTGGTTGGGATAATTCAATAGATACTTCAGTAGAGACATCGTTTATATTAGGAAACACGACAAATGTTACAGGAGGTGATGCTTTTGCTGCAGGTTTCTCCCACACAGTATCAGCTGACGGTGGAATGGCAATAGGAAGTATTAATACCGTTGAAGGACTTAATGCTGTTGCTATCGGATCTAACTGTCAAGCAAAAAGCGAAAAATCATTTGCAATAGGTGATACAGCGATTGCACAAACAGGTACAGGGCCAATCTCAATTGGTAAAGACACTACAGCATCAGGAACACATGCAATTGCCATGGGTAACAATTCGGTGTCAAGTGGAGGTAATTCAGTATCTATAGGAACACAAACAATAGCATCAGCAGGTCAAGCACTTGCTATGGGTAATCAAGCAGCAGCATCTGGATTAGATTCTTCTGCGATTGGGCAAGAAGCAGAGGCAGAAGGTCCAAGTTCGGTTGCTATAGGATATAAAGCAAAAGCAACAGGATTAAGAGCTATAGCATTAGGCCCTGAGTCTTTATCTTCAGGAACAGGTTCATTAACACATGGACCTGGAAGTTCATCTAATGCGCAATACTCAATTGCTTTAGGTTTTGACAATGATATTATTGAAGATGCAGGAGTTGGACATTTTACTGTTGGAAGTAGCAACAATGTAAATGATGTAGCAGTACCTAGTCCTGGAGATGGAAATTTTGCTATAGGAAATAGAAATAATATTGCAGGTAATTCAGGGGCTATAGGAGAAGATAATACGATAACTATAAATGTTGGAGGAACTCAAAATAAAACAATAGTTGTTGGAAATAATAACGCAGCAACTAATCTTGGTACTATTATAGTTGGTAATGCTTTAAACCAGGTAACAAACGAAAATAATGTTCTGCTTTTGGGTGGAACTAGTTCCACTAGATTTTATAGTCAAAATGGACAAGATGAACTAGCGAGATTTGCAAACACTCAAATTAGATTTGGAAAAGGTGTAGCAATTACTGACATTGTTCAAAATCAAACAACTGTACCTTCAGGTAGTTTAATGGTTGGGCCGTTTAGCTCAAATCAAAGTATGAACAGCGCTTCAGTTGGCTCGGCTATTATAGGTGCTAAAAACACAATACAAAACGCTACATATTCTGCTATTTTAGGAGAACAAAACGTTATTGATGGAACAAACTCAACAGGAAGTTCTGTTAGAAGTCATATTATTGGATATCAAAATAATATGACAGACACCTACTCCTCATTTATTGCAGGAGGGCAAAACGATATCACAACTGACAATAACGCTTTTGCGTTAGGGTTTAGCAACACTTTAGGTGGTGATGATTCAATGTTTAGTTTTGGTGAAAACAATACAGGCCCAAGCGCAGCAGGTGATAGAAACTCGTTTACTATAGGTGGACAGCTTCAGGGAACTAGTAAGTGTATGAATTTAGGGTTCAGAAACAATGTAGCTGAATATCCTGCAACTGACAGATCAAATGGATTAGGAGAAGTTGCATTTAGTGTTTCAACAGGATTAAATACAAATACATTTTCAAACGCCTTATTAATTACAGAAGGTGGAATTAACGGTGGAGCTCCAAGCGTAGCTCAAGTGCCAAGAGTTATTTTACCAACAGTTGTGCAGTTTAATTTTGCTGATGATACAGCAGCTGCTGCAGGAGGAATACCTGTTGGAGGATTATATCACAACGCAGGCGTGTTGAGAATACGTATAACGCCCTAAAGGCGTTTAGAGATCGCAACAAATTAAATATAATGGAAATAAGAAAAATCTCAATAGGAGCAGACTATAAGTCTAGCGCTATGCACTATATAATAAATCAAGAAGTTTTAGGGGGTAATTATCATATTCATTTAATTAAACATGATGAGAGTTCTGACTCAATAAAGATTTGGGTGGAGAATACAGATCAAGAAGTTTTTTTATGGAAAGAGTTTAATTCCAATATGCCTATTTCTATTGAGTATAATATAAATTTTGAATGAAATCACCTTTTTACTTCATTGTAAAAGCTTACAATGGGAAAAGGTATGACAATACAAAACGAATTGGCGACATTGATTTTATTGTAAGCAGTTCAAAAGAGGATCATACCGTTTCCAACAGGTATGCTATTGTTGAAGAAACTCCTATAAACTACACAGGAGAAATCAAACCAGGAGACTTATTGCTTGTTCATCATAATGTTTTTAAATATTATAATGACATGAAGGGTAGAGAAAAAAGTGGTAAAAGCTTTTTTAAAGATGATTTATTTTTTATTGACTTTGATCAGTTTTATATGTATAAAAGAAATGATACATGGAAATGTCACGATAAATATTGTATGATAAAGCCTATTGAAAAAAAAGATATTTATTTAAAAACTCATGTAGAGGAAGAGCCATTGACAGGAATATTAAAATATTCCAACAAACAGTTAGAAAAAAAGGGAGTGAAGGAAGGTGACTTAATATCTTTTCAACCTGACAGCGAGTATGAATATAAAGTAGATGATGAAAAACTATACAGAATGTTTACTAATAATATAACTTTGATATATGAGTAAAGAGTTAAAATTAAAAATAATTGAAGCAGGACAAAAGGCTGTTGCTCAGTTAATCAAGGTCGCAAAGGAAGATATAATTAAACCTGATCCTAACGATGAGTTAGCGGCTGACAGATTAAAAAATGCGGCTGCGACTAAAAAACTAGCAATCTTTGATGCGTTTGAAATACTATCAAGGATAGAATCTGAAAAAGAACTTTTGGGAGAAAAGGCAGAAAAGAAAAAAGATAATACACTTAGAGGTTTTGCAGAAAGAAGGTCTAAATAAATTATATCACACATTAGAGGATTATATTCCTAAAAGTGTTTTGGCTTCAAAAAATAAAGCCAAGTCCTGGAACTATGGATATAACGAAAAATATGATGTAGTTGTAATTTCAAAATCAGGGAAAATTCAAGATGTTATAAGTATCAACGGTCTCAAAATCGCTTTACCAAAACCTCCTCAAAAAATATATAAAAGATCATCGGCAAAAAAAGAACAGCATTGGGAAAGATTTGAATATCCTCAAGAGTTATTTAGAATAAAGTCAATATTTAATTGGCACTCCGCACCTAGCACTTTCAAAGATAAATGGGTTGACTACATAGAGACTGAGTTTGATAGAAGAGAAGAAGGGTTTTGGTTCTACAACAATGGAATCAAAACATATATGACAGGTTCTCATTATATGTATTTACAGTGGACAAAAATAGATGTGGGATATCCTAATTATAGAGAAGCCAATAGATTATTTTATATTTATTGGGAGGCGTGTAAGGCAGATGTAAGGTCTTTTGGAATATGTTATTTAAAAATAAGGCGTTCAGGATTTTCTTATATGGGTAGTGAAGAGTGTGCAAATATAGCAACAATATCTAAAGATTCTAGAATAGGTATCTTATCTAAAACGGGAGCAGATGCAAAAAAAATGTTTACAGACAAAGTAGTTCCTATATCAAACAATTATCCATTCTTTTTTAAACCTGTTCAAGACGGTATGGATAAACCTAAAACAGAACTTGCGTTTAGAGTTCCTGCCTCTAAAATTACAAAAAAGAATATGTACACTGAAGAGGTTGAAATGGTTGAAGGATTAGATACAACAATTGATTGGAAAAACACAGGAGATAATTCATATGATGGAGAGAAGTTAAAACTTTTAGTTCATGATGAATCAGGTAAATGGGAAAGACCAAATAATATTTTAAATAATTGGAGAGTTACAAAAACCTGTTTGAGATTGGGAAGTAAAATTATAGGAAAGTGTATGATGGGAAGCACATCAAACTCCCTTGAAAAAGGAGGAGATAGTTTCAAAAAATTATTCTATGATTCAGATATTAATAATAGAAACGCAAACGGACAAACTAAAAGTGGATTGTATTCTTTGTTTATACCTATGGAGTGGAATATGGAAGGGTTTATAGATAAACATGGAATGCCTGTTTTTAGAAATCCTGAAGAAGAAACATTAGATGTCTATGGAGATTACATAACACAAGGCGCTATAGATTATTGGGAGAATGAAGTTGAATCTCTAAAAAACGATCCTGATGCGCTAAACGAATTTTATAGACAGTTTCCTAGATCTGAGAATCATGCTTTTAGAGACGAAAGCAAACAATCGCTTTTTAATTTACAGAAAATATATCAGCAAATAGATTATAATGAATCTTTGATTAGAGATCAATTTATTACAAGAGGTTCTTTTTCATGGAGAAACGGAGTTCAAGATACCGAAGTAATATTTAGTCCGAATGATAGAGGAAGATTTTATGTTTCTTGGACACCCAATAAAAATTTACAAAATAAATTTATATATAAAAAAGGACTTAAGTATCCTGGTAATGAACACATGGGTGCTTTTGGTTGTGATAGTTATGATATTTCAGGCACAGTTGGAGGAGGAGGTTCTAATGGTGCTTTGCATGGAATGACAAGATTTCACATGGATGAAGGGCCTACCAACGAGTTTTTTTTAGAATATATAGCAAGACCACAAACAGCGGAGATATTTTTTGAAGATGTATTGATGGCGTGTGTTTTTTATGGTATGCCTATATTAATTGAAAACAACAAACCTCGTTTGCTATATCATTTTAAAAATAGAGGATATCGTGGATTTTCAATGAATAGACCTGACAAAATTTATAATAAACTTTCTAGATCAGAAAAAGAACTTGGAGGTATACCTAATTCTAGTGAAGATGTTAAACAAGCACATGCAGCAGCAATAGAATCTTTTATTGAAAAACATGTAGGCTTAGATTTTTTAGGTACTTTCAGAGAGCCTGACACAATGGGTTCTATGTATTTTACAAGAACATTAACTGATTGGGCTAGGTTCAATATTAATAACAGAACCAAGTTTGATGCATCTATTAGCTCAGGTTTAGCGATAATGGCTAACCAAAGAGGCCTATATCAGCCCGTTAAAAATAAATCAAAAATAAAACTTAACTTTGCAAGATATGACAATAGGGGAAGTTTTAGCCAAATTATAAAGTAAATGGAGGATGTAAAGATTTCAATTAACCCCCAAGGTTTCCCAAGTCAATTCGTTTCTGATAGCGTTAAAGACAGCCTTGAATTTGGGTTACAAATAGGTCAAGCCATACAATATGAATGGTTTAGAAAAGATGGAGGTCAAAGCCGATTTTACAATCAGTGGGCTGATTTCCATAGATTACGCCTATATGCTCGTGGAGAGCAATCAATACAAAAATACAAAAATGAATTAGCAATTGATGGAGACTTAAGTTATCTAAACTTAGATTGGACTCCAGTGCCAATTATACCAAAGTTTGTTGATATAGTTGTTAATGGTATGGCTGAAAGATTATTTAAAATAAATTGCTATGCTCAAGATGCAATGTCATTAGACAGAAGAAGTCAGTATCAGGTTGAAATGCGTCAAAACATGCAGGCTAAACCTTTGATGCAACAATTCCAAAAAGACTTCAACATAAATCCTTTTCCTATACCAGAAGACGAAATACCTAATACAAGTGAAGAGTTAAGTTTGCATATGCAACTTAAATACAAACCTGCTATAGAAATAGCAGAGGAAGAAGCTTTAAATACAGTTTTATCTGAAAACAGATATCAAGATATACAAAAACAATTGTATTATGACCAAATGGTTTTAGGTATCTCTATGTGTAAACATAGATTTTTACCTAATTCAGGAATATCCATTGAATATGTTGATCCTGCAAATGTAGTTTACAGTTATACAGAAGATCCTAATTTTAAAGATTGTTTTTATTGGGGTGAGATTAAAACTTTACCAATAATTGAATTAAAAAAAATAGATCCTAGTTTGACAAACGCAGACATGGATGAAATTTCAAAATATAGTCAAAGTTGGTATGACTACAATAATACTGCACAATACTATAATAATAGTATGTTTAGCAGAGACAGTGCAACTTGTTTGTTTTTTAATTACAAAACCACACACACATTTACATACAAGAAAAAAGAAAATAATTTAGGAGCTGAAAAAGTTATTGAAAAAGATGAAAACTTTGATCCAACTCCTGAAATGCAAGAAGAAGGGAAGTTTAAAAAAATAACAAAAACTATTGATGTATGGTATGAGGGTGTAATGGTGATGGGAACTAATATAATGCTTAAATGGAAAATGGCAGAAAATATGGCACGGCCACAATCTGCTAGTCAAGAAGTTTATCCTGAGTTTATTGCTGCTGCACCAAGAATGTATAAAGGTGTCGTTGAATCTTTAGTTAGAAGAATGATAACTTTTGCTGATTTAATTCAAGTTACGCACTTAAAACTACAACAAGTTATTGCTAGAACTGTTCCTGATGGAATCTTTATTGATGCAGATGGATTGAGCGAGGTTGATTTAGGTACAGGGCAAACTTATAATCCTGAAGATGCTATTAGAATGTTTTTTCAAACAGGTAGTGTTATTGGTAGAAGTTATACTCAAGATGGAGACTTTAATCAGTCTAGAGTTCCAATACAACAATTAAATTCTAATTCTGGTCAAGCCAAGATACAAAGTTTGGTTGCTACATACAATCATTATATGTCTATGCTTAGAGATGTTACAGGATTAAATGAAGCAAGAGATGGAACTAGACCTGACACATACGCTTTGGTAGGGCTACAAAAACTTGCTGCCTTGAGCAGCAACACTGCAACAAGACATATTTTAGATGCAGGACTCACCCTAACTGAAAGACTTTGTACTGCCTTATCAAGCAGAATAGCAGATTTACTAGAATACTCAGAGTTTAGAGATGAGTTTATAAATCAGGTAGGGAAGTTTAATGTTGGTATTTTAGAAGAGGTTGCTAATTTATACTTAAGTGACTTTGGAATTTTTATAGAGGTATTGCCTGATGAAGAAGAGAAAAAAGTATTGGAAGCAAATGTTCAAATGGCGCTTTCTAAAAACGATATTAATCTTGAAGATGCAATAGATGTTAGGGAAATCAGAAACATTAAATTAGCCAACCAAGTTTTAAAATTAAAAAGAAAACAAAAACTAGAGCAAGATCAACAAGCAAAATCGGCAGCAGCTCAACAGCAAGCACAGATAAATATGCAGTCTCAACAAATGGCTGCTCAAACTGCTATGCAAAAATTGAAAATGGAAAATCAATCAGCTATGGAGCTTGAAAAAGCGAAAGCTGTATTTGCTGTAGAAAGAATGAAAGGTGAGGCCGCAATCAAATCTGAACTTATGAAACTAGAATTTGATTTACAAATGAAAATTCAAGGCGTTCAACAACAAGGATTGAAAGATAGGGAAGAGCAAAGAGAAAAGGCAAAATCAGAAAGAATATCTCAAGCCAACACAGAGCAGTCAAAATTAATAGAGCAGCGTAAAAATAATCTACCTCCTGTTTCTTTTGAATCAAATGAAGATAGTTTAGATGGTTTTGACTTAGCAGAATTTGAGCCTAGATAAGCTTAAAAATAGTAATTAATTTAGTATTAACTTTGTAAAAATTAAATAAAATGGAATTAAAAGTAAAAGAAGTAAATCCTGTAGAAGAGAAGTCTGTACAGGAAGTAGAAGATAAACTACTTAAAAAACATGAAGAAGAAAATTCACAACCCGAAAAGGTTGAGGAAACATCTACAGAAACAACACAAGAGGTTAAGGCTGAAGAGCCTGCTGTAGAACAAAATACTGAGCCTAGCTCAGAAGTTGAAAGTCCAACTATAAAAGACGAAGATGTTCTTAATTTTATTAAAAATAGATATGACAAGGATATTTCTTCGGTAGATGATTTGTTTCAAGAAAAAGAATCAAACCAGGAATTACCAGAAGAAGTGTCTAAGTATTTGGATTTCAAAGAAAAGACAGGTAGAGGTTTTCAAGACTTTGTAAAAGCTAATAGAGATTTTTCAAATTTAAGTGATGACCAACTACTGAAGGAGTATTATTCTTTAACTGAAGCTGATTTGGATTCAGATGATATTGATTACTTGATGAACGATAAGTTCGGATATGATTCAGAATTAGATGAACCTGATGTGAAAAAGAAAAAGGATATTGCTAAAAAAAGAGAGATATCAAAAGCGAAAAAATATCTAAAGGAGTTCAGCAACTCTTATAGTGTTCCTCTTGAGTCAAGTGGGAGTGCTGTTGATGAAAAAACTTTAGAAGAATTAAACGCATATAGAGAGGCTCTCAAAAAATCCAAAACAGCTAGAGAGAGTGCCCAACAAAAGAATGAATACTTTTTGAAGCAAACTGATAAGGTTTTTGATTCCGAGTTCAAAGGTTTTGAGTTCAATGTAGGAGATAAAAAAATATCATACGCATATGGAGACGCTCAAGAAATGAAGGCTAGACAAAGTGACCTAAATAATTTTATTGCAAAATATGTAGGTGACGATGGTCTAATCAGTGACGCTAAGGGTTGGCATACTGCACTAAGTGCGGCTATGGATCCCCAAAAATTTGCTCAGTATTTTTATGAGCAAGGTAAGGCAGATGCTATTGATGATGTTTCGAAGAAGAGTAAAAACATTAACATGAATATGAGGCAAACGCCACAACAAATAAGCGCTAGTGGTTTTAAGGCAAGACAAGTTTCAGGTTCTAGTGGTAGAGGATTAAAAATTAGAAGTAATAGAAAAGTTTAAAAATTAAAAAGTTAAAATTATGCCAGGACAAGTAGATTTAGTACCAGGGTTTGACTTGCAACCAAGTTCGGAACAGGTACTTTTACAAACAAACTACATTACCAATTTTGACTTCTTGAATCAGTATCTACCAGATACATATGAAAAAGAATTTGAAAGATATGGTAATCGTACAGTATCATCATTCCTAAGAATGGTGGGAGCTGAAATGCCTTCTAACTCTGACCTTATTAAATGGGCAGAGCAAGGAAGATTACATACAAAGTATGTGGATGTTACATCAGGCGCTGCAGCAGCAGCTGGAACTGCTACTCTAACTATTAATGATGTTTTAGTTCCTGCGGGATCTCAAATCTCAATTAGAGTAGGACAAACTATTGTTTTGTCTGACAGTTCAATTGGATCAACAAACAGTAACAAGGCAATTGTTACCGCTGTTGATTTAGCAAATGCACAGATTGATGTTGCTTATTACGAAGCAGCAGGTCAAGCAATGGCAGCAGGTGTACAATGTTCATTATTTATTTATGGTTCTGAGTTCCAAAAAGGAGCTATCGGAATGGAAGGACAATTAGAAGCAAATGACTTCATCTTTGAAAATTCACCAATTATCATCAAAGATAAATATGCAGTATCAGGTTCTGATATGGCACAGATTGGTTGGATTGAAGTTACAACTGAAAACGGAGCAACAGGATTTTTATGGTATATTAAATCAGAGCACGAAACAAGATTAAGATTTGAAGATTATCTTGAAACTGCAATGGTTGAAGCCGTACCTGCTGAAGTAGGTTCAGGAGCTGCAGCAATCGCTGAAGGCATTGCTAGTGGTGTAGGTAACAAAGGATCTGAAGGTTTATTCTATGTAGTAGAAGAAAGAGGAAATGTTTGGAGTGGTGGTAACCCTACTACTTTAGCTGACTTTGATGCTATTATTCAAAGATTAGACAAGCAAGGTTCTATCGAAGAAAATGTTCTTTTCGTAAACAGAGAGTTTGGATTTGATATTGACGACATGTTAGCGTCTCAAAATTCATATGGTAATCCTGCGGGAACATCATATGGTTTATTTGATAATGATGCAGAAATGGCGTTAAATCTTGGATTCTCAGGATTCAGAAGAGGATATGATTTCTATAAATCTGATTGGAAATATCTTAACGATCCTACAATGAGAGGAGACATTGTTGGCGGAGCAATCAACGGTATTTTAGTACCTGCGGGCTCAACAACTGTCTACGATCAAGTATTAGGTAAAAACGCTAAGAGACCTTTCTTACATGTTAGATATAGAGCTTCAGAAACTGAAGACAGACGCTATAAAACTTGGATTACAGGTTCTGCAGGTGGAGCGGCTACTACTAGCTTAGATGCTATGGAAGTTCACTTCTTATCTGAAAGAGCACTTTGTACTCTAGGAGCAAACAACTTCTTTATCTTTACTAATTAAGATATAGAATATAAGGATGACGGGGCCACACATGGAGCGTGGCCCTCATTCTTTAAATATTAATTAAATTTAAAATTAAATAAAATGAAAAAAAAGAAATTACAATTTGTAGATAAAACCTACAAACTTACCAAAGATAAAGCTCCCTTGAGCTATACCATACCATCTCGAAACACGAGAAGAAAATCACTTTTATATTTTGACGAGAAAACAGGTGTCAATAGATCTTTGCGTTATGCGAAAAATCAAAAAAGCATTTTTGAAGATGAGCAAGACGGAAATGTATTGTTGGAGCCTATAGTTTTTGAAGATGGATTCTTAAGAGTTCCAAAACAAAATCAAATATTACAAGAGTTTTTAGCATATCATCCTGGAAACGGACAAGAGTTTGTTGAGGTTGATAAAGAGCAAGACGCAGCAATAGAGGTAGTAGATTTAGATTTAGCTTTAGACGCTCAACTTTTAGCCAAAGACTTAGATATTGAAATGCTTGAAACTATAGCAAGAGTTGTTATTGGTTTAAACATTGATAAATTAACTTCATCAGAATTAAAAAGAGATGTTAGGATGTTTGCGAAAAAATATCCAGAAGAATTTATGGAATCAATTAACGATCCTTTATTAGCACTTCAAAATAAATGTGCTAAATTTTTCAGTGAAGGTTTACTTGTTTTGAAAAACAAAAAGGATGTTTATTATAATCTAAAAGGAAACAAGAACAAACTACTAACTGTTCCTTATGGCGAAGATCCTTTATTCATATTAGCATCATTTTTGCAAAGTGATGAAGGACTAGAAGTATTAAGGATATTGGAATCTAAATTGGATTAGTCACAGAGGCCTCGAAAAATGAGGCCTCTTTTTTTTTCTTATCTTTGTACAAAGAAAAATAGAGGATGACATCACTTATAAACACAGTCAGAGCCACTGTGCTTTCTATTGCCAATAAAAATAATTTTGGATATATAACACCAAATGATTTTAATTTATACGCAAAACAAGCACAACTAGATATATTTGAAGATTATTTTTATCAATATAACTCACAATTGGTAAAACAAAACATCAGGCAATCAGGTTCAGGCTATGCTGATATTGTAAAAGGAATAGAAGAAGTTGTAGATAGTTTTTCGAGCACTAAAGCTCTTTTAAGTAAAGGTTTGTCTAATTATGATTTACCAGAAGATTATTATTTAATTAATAAAATTAATTACTATAATACTTTTCAAACATCAGGACAAACCACAAATTTTGCAACCAACAAACTACTTGACAACAATGCTTTATTTACTACAACCGTTCAGGTTGGAAATTTGGTAAGTAATCTTGTTAGTGGAAAAACTGCTTTTGTTTCAGAAATAGTAAGTGATACTGAACTTACTTTAACAGATGATCTTTTTGACGCAGCAGGTTTAGACTATGCAATAGTGAACACAGCTTATAACTCAATAAAAGAAATTGAAAGAGTTTCACAAAACAAAATATTTTATTTGAACGCTAGTCCACTAACTTCTCCGTCAGTAACATATCCTGCATATGTTTTAGGAGGTGCAAATGAGACTACATATGGTAACACAATAACAATATATCCTCAAAGCCTTACATCTGCAGGAACAATAATAACACAATACATAAGGTATCCAAAAGATCCTAATTGGACTTATGTTCAACTACCTCCAGGTGGTGAACCTTCGTTCAATGAAAATGCTGCAGACTATCAAGATTTTGAATTACCGATTTCGGATGAGCCCAACTTGGTAAATAAAATATTACAATATGCAGGAGTTTCTATACGAGATAAAGAGGTTGCGTCTTTTGGAAAAATAGAAGAAACTGAAGCAACTAAACAAGAAGGATAATTATGGCATATATAAACGACTACACATATTACGAAAACACAGGAAACCCGTTTACAGAACAAGAAAATTGGGGATCATATCAATATGTATCATTAGATGACATAGTTAATAATTTCATGCTAATGTATGTCGGAAACGACAAACTAGTAAATAATGTAGAAAAATATAATATTTTATTTCACGCAAAAAGAGCAATACAGGAATTAAATTATGATTCTCTTAAAGAAATTAAAATTTTAGAGCTTCAGGTTTGTGATACATTAAGATTTGTTTTACCTCCTGACTATGTCAATTGGGTAAGGATTTCATTATACAAAGACGGGTTGTTGTTGCCTTTGACTGAAAATATTCAAACAAATTGGTCGGATGCTTATTTGCAAGACAATAACTGTAGAATTTTATTTGATCTAGACGGTAATATTTTAAAACCATCGACATCAACAATTGATATGCAAAGAATTCTAAATCAGAAAAAAACTATTTATTTAAATGAGTTGAGTTGCTATCATGGACAAGAGGGGTATTTTTACAACGGGTTATGGTACTTTGAATATCCTATAGGTGCAAGGTATGGTTTGAATACAGAAACAGCAAATCAGAATCCTACATTTAAAATCAATAAACAAGGGGGTGTAATTAATTTTAGTTCTGACATGGCTAATGAATTATGTGTGCTCGAATATGTTTCAGATGGCATGGAAAAAGGTGACGACTCTAAAGTTAGTGTAAACAAACTTTTTGAAGAATTTATTTATGCATATATGAAATATGTAATATTGAACAGCAAAGTAGGCGTTCAAGAGTACATTGTTAATAGGGCTAGAAAAGAAAAATCAGCGCTTTTAAGAAATGCAAAATTAAGATTAAGTAATATACACCCTGGAAGATTATTAATGAATCTGAGAGGGCAAGCAAAATGGATAAAATAGTATGCCCAAAGTTCAAAGAAATTTTATAAAAGGTCGTATGAATAAAGGCGTTGATGAACGCCTTGTTCCACAGGGAGAGTATGTCGATGCTTTAAATGTAAGACTAGGATCTACTGAGGGAACTGAAATTGGTGCGGTTGAAAATTCTAAAGGAAATGAACTTTTGGTTCAATTAACTTATGAAGGAGATGCGTTAAGCGCACAAGCCAAATGTATTGGTGCATATGAAGATGGTGGTGAAGAAACTATGTATTGGTTTGTAAATGATCCAAACAATACAAACTCTCCTACAGGCAAAGTTGATTTAGTGGTTTCTTATAACACAAGAACATTTGTCTTAATATATCATTTAATATCCACAGAGGTTTTAAATTTTGATAAAGATTATTTAGTTAATGGTGTAAACATGATTGGAGATTTGTTGTTTTTTACTGACAACTTAAATCCTCCTAGAAAAATTAATGTAACTAGAACTTATCCAACCGAACCAAATCTTAATGAGCAAGATATAGGGGTTGTTCTAGCACCACCTCTTAATGCTCCAAAAATTAGTCAATATCAGATTGGAGGAGGTGAAAATTACATGGAAGAATTGTTGATTAGTTTTGCTTATAGATGGCAATATGAAGATGGTGAGTATTCAGCGATGTCACCTTTTAGTGAGTATGCATTTACTCCAGGGCCGTTTCAGTTTGATTATAGCAATTATAATCAAGAGGGAATGAGAAACACTTTTAACGCAGTTGATATAGAGTTTGAAACAGGAGGCAAAAATGTAAAAGATATTGATGTAATATTCAAATTTAGCACAAGCCAAAGTGTTAATGTAATAGAAAGATTTAATAAGGTAAATGAAGGGTGGGTAGATAACACTACACAAACCTTAACATTTACGAATAAAAAAATATATACAACTCTTCCCGAAGAACAATTATTAAGGTTATATGATAATGTTCCATTAAAAGCACAAGCGCAAACTATAATGGGTAATCGTCTTATGTATGGAAACTACATAGATGGATATGATATAGTGGATGAAAACGGAGCGCAAGTTTATTTAGATTATGATTTAGAGTTAATCAGTGAACCATTAGACGCAGCAGAAATAACAGGAACTCAGTCAAATGCTACTTATACCATAGATGGTTCAGTTACTGTCAATCAAGCAAAATTTGAAATTGATTTTGGTGGTGAAGAAATTCAACTTATAGAGGGTGCTCAAATAGGTTTTGCTTTTAATTATGTTAGCGCACAATTTAGTGGTGATGCAACATATGATGATGGAACTCAACCTTTAAATCAGTTTGAAGATACTTTTCTGTTTCAATTACAACAAGATTATAATAGTGTATTTGAAATGGCATCAAGCGCTGAGTTTATACAGGCTATAAGTGAGTTTGTCCCCATTGCAGATAACTCATGTGTGTTTAACCAACCTCAAGGAGCAGAAATTGGAACAAGTCTAACAGATACTTTTATTTGCGAAGTAGTTTCCAAATCGGGTTGGGAAAAAGTGGGATTTGGTATTTCATCTAGTCCACAAGGGTTTTCAATTGATACACAACAAGGAAGCGATGTAATTGGTATTACTATACCAGCGATTAAATTTGAAGAGTTTGACACTAGTACAGGAACCCCTGTTCCATATAACCCTCCAAGAATTGCATATGAATATTTACAATGTGTTACTGCTGAAGGATTATATGCTCAAAGCGCATCCAAAGAATCACTACACAGTAACAGAGATTATGAAATAGCTGTGGTTTATATGGATGAATATGGCAGAGCAACAACCGCGCTTGTAGACACAAACAACACAGTGTTTATTCCTTGTGAAGACTCTGTAAACAAAAACAACATTAGAGTAACAATGAATAGTTATCCTCCTTTTTGGGCAACTAAATTTAAATTTGTTATTAAGGAATCTAAAGGTTTATATCGAACAATTTATACTAACATATTTTTTGTAGAAGAAGAAACAGGAGATGTTTATTATTTATTAGATGGAGACAACAGGGATAAGGTGAAAGACAATGACACTTTATTTGTAAAGAGTGACACCAACGGCCCTGTATTAAATTGTGCATCAACAAAAGTTTTGGGGTTTGGTAGCGAAGCAAGAGATTTTCTATGTGAAAAAAATCCTGATGGCACTGTTATTTCTGGAACTTGTGGTCAGCCCACAGGAACATATATGAGGGTAAAAGCAAGTAATTTTGCAGCAAACAAACCTGAAAATTCATTTTTTGACAGAAAAGATAGCGATGGAGATAGTTATCCAATGGCACTTGTTAGTTGTAGTATTGATGATGAAGCAAACCCTGGACAATTTGTTGATTTAGAAATACCCGCGGGATCTAGAATTCAAATAATTTTTGGAGCTAGTAGAAGAAAAAGAGGAAGTAAGTGTGGTAGTAGAACTTATGATTATGATAAAAACTTTGTATCTTCAAATGATTATTCTAGTCTTCATGCTTGGTTTGTAGGTGATAATATTGATTTTACAAATGGAATAAGCGCAGGTAGCGATGATACTATAAATGTTATAAATCAATTTCAAAACATAGAAGATCCAATTATCAATCAGGCTACTAATGGTCAAAGTTATATTGGATTTCAAAGAGATAATGCAACCAATGATTTATTTTTGACATTTGCATCAGGTACAAGAAAATGTGGATCTCCAAACAAAAGAGGTTCGTATGTTAATGTTAGAATCGTTTTAGAATTAGCAACCACACTAACTGTTTTTGAAACAGAACCTTTGCAAGCAAATGATGAGTTGTATTATGAGAACAATCAAGCTTTTGATATAGTTAATGGATATCATATGTCAGGAAATGGTATTGCTGATCAAGATCAAACAGCCAATCAACCTGCTATTATTGATTTAAGTTTTTTCAACTGTTATACATTCGGCAATGGAGTAGAAGAAAATTATGTGTTATCAGGTTTGACAAAACCAAATGTAGCATTGGGTGAAAAGGTAACTTCTGTATCAGAAGAGCAATATCAACAAGCAGATAGATTTGCAGATATTACATACAGTGGTGTTTTTAATCAAGAAACTAATTTGAACAAACTTAATCAGTTTAACTTAGCATTAACGAATTTCAAAACTTTAGAAACTGACTTTGGCCCTATTAGAAAAATGCATGCAAGACAAACGGATATTCTGACCTTGCAGGAGGATAAAATATCTTATGTGCTTGTAGGTAAAAATTTACTTTCTGATGCAGCAGCGGGTGGTGCAATTACTTCTGTTCCTGAAGTATTAGGAACTCAGTTAGCAAGAATAGAAGAATATGGAATAAGTAATAATCCTGAAAGTTTTACTGCTTACGGCTATGATGTTTTCTTTAGCGATGCCAAAAGAAGTTCAGTTATACAATTAAAAGGCGGAAGTGCAAAAACAGATCAACTTATAGTTATTTCGCAAGTAGGAATGAGGTCATGGTTTAGAGACTTATTTATAGACTCTTTTCCAACACAAAAGTTAGGCGGGTTTGATCCTTACATGAATGAATATGTAATTAGTTCTAATACCACGGAAATACCTCAACCACCTATTGAAAGACAGTGTGGTTATGTATTGAATATTAATGAAGCCACAACAGATTACAATTTAGTAGTAAACTTAACAACAATAATAGGTCCTGTTTCATTTTCTTTTGACATACCACAAGGAGAGATAGATGTGATTGTAACCTGGAACAATGTAGAAGTTGTAAATCAAGTGGGTTTGAGTGGACAAACATCAGTTAGTTTCACTAAAACACTAAACAATCCTACGACTGCTTTAGTAACTATTAGGCCTAATGCAAATTCAGCAGTTCCTCCGAGTTACACTGCTACCTTTAATTGTCCTGAAGCAGACAGCATTACCGTAAAACAAATTGTTATAAATTTTGCAGGTGATGCTTCGTTAACAACCACCACTAGATATAGATGGCAACTTGCTTCCGACACAAGTCCGTATAGCACAAACTCAGTTGTGCTTGAAGAAGATGGAGTGTCTTTATTTAATGAAGTTACAGGACAAGAGTCTTTTGGTAGTATCCCTCCTTCAGGCGCAACAGTTTATATGCAAAACAGACAAGAGCCTGGAAATACCTTTGTGTTTGATCCGACTAAAGATAAATTTAAATATTTAGAGTCTCCAACAAATTACAATGAAGTAGATATAAATACTTTAATACCTTTGTTAAACACTGCTACTCCGATTACAACTAGCGGTATTCAAAATGAAGCATCTTTTACTTATGTAGGAGGTGAAGAGTATTTATATTTAGTTTGGGATTTAAGAGAGCCAACTCCTATTGAGTTGTGTTATGATAATTCAAGTCCAACTGATGCTTGTTGTGACTGTCAACCAATTGAAAACGCATGAGTTTAGTAAATAAATATATAGATTCGGATAGTTTTTTAACTGCTACAGCAGTTTACGATGATGAAAATCTAATAACAAAAGCCGCAGATGGTTATTACCAAGATGATGGAAACTATCGACAACAATTAAATGGGTTATTAGGCCCTGTATTTTTGTGTGAAGAATGTGGTATTCCTTGTGGAGGAACTATAAGTCCTCCAAGTGGTGCAAATGGGCTATATCAATTAGCATTTAGTGCAGGAACAGAACAAGGAGACACGGGTGCTATAAAAGTACATTTTAATCCGTTTAGTGTTCCAGATGGAATTAGAGTTTTGTATGACGGAGTTTACTACAACAGACTTATGAGCCCTACAAATGGCAATCTAGTATCTACAAGCGGAGTAGCAGAAGCTTTTACAATTATAGGTTCTTCAAACGATCCTTGTGTTCCTTCTGCCCCAAACACATCTAACTACACATTTTATAATGGGTTTGACAATACAGGATGGTTAACAGGGACTCCTTCTCCTCAAAGCGTAACAATAAACACTGGAGATTATGTTGGTGGAGGCGTATCAGAGTTTAGCACTTTGGTTATTCCAAAACCTAACAGACTTCCAGGTCTTGTAACGATTCAAGTATTAGGTCCTTGTAACGCTACAGGTTGGGATATTGAAGTTGAATGCCAAAGCGCTTTACCGTCTTTTACAGGACAGGCATTAGGCAACGGCACATCATGTGGTGCTACTACTCAAACTTACTATTTTGCTCAGTTTAGAAATGCTATAAATAATTACCCTGTAATTAATAACTTTGTATTTGATGATATTAATGGTCAAACTTATGCAACTGACCAAAATTATCTAATGGATGATGGAAATGTAATTACTGTTACAAACGGAGTTGTAACTAATATACAGGCCTGTACTTAAAATATAAATTATGCCACAAAACTACACATTAACATATAGCGAAACCGTTAAAGGATGGCCGTCTTTTTATAGTTATTTTCCTGAAATGATTAAGGGTATGAATCAATACCTGTATACTTTTAAAGGTGGAAATCTATATAGACACAACACAGGTTCAACAAGAAATCAATATTATGGTGTAAATTATCCATCTACAGTAACAAGTGTATTTAACCAAGAACCCACTACTGTTAAAGTTTTTAAAACCATTGAGCTTGAAAGTGATGATAGATGGAGTATTGATTTGGTAACAGATTTAGGAGCAGGTTCTATGCCTTCAACTGACTTTGTCAAAAAAGAAGGAAGCTTTTTTGCTTTTATAAAAAGAATTGCAGGAACAGAAAACCTAGCATTAAGATCTACACAAGGTATTGGTACATTTCAAAGCACAGTAGGCTCTTCACCTGGAATCATACAAGTTTCTTTTAATGCACCTGTTTCAAGTATGATTAGTATTGGTGATGAAGCATACTACAGCACTTTTATAGGCCCTGAACCAATTGACTATAGTGATCCTATTGAAATAGGCCCTATAACTCAATTTAGTAGCGATAGAAAGACTATTTTTATTGATGGCACTAATTTCTTACCTCCAGGCTCAGTAGTGCCTAATAACGCTTATATTTTAGTTTTAAAAGATCCTGTTGCTGAATCCTATGGTGCAACGGGTTACTTTTTAGAATTTACAATATCAAACTCAAATACAGAAGCCGTAGAACTCTTTACGGTTGACGCAGAAGTCTTTAAAAGCAATCCTTAGTTTTTTGTATCTTTGCGTAAATGCAATTTACTATAAGACAATTAAATGATAATGATTATAATACCATTTTGTTAAAATGGTGGAAAGATTGGCGGTGGACACCTCCACCAAAAGATTTTTTACCTCATGATGGTAAGGGAGGAATGATAGTTTATGACAAAAATATTCCTGTTTGCGCAGGATTTATGTATATCACTAACTCTAAAGTAGGATGGTGTGATTGGATAATATCCAACTTTGAGTATAAAGACAGAAAAAAAAGAAAAAAAGCGTTAAGTTTTTTAGTAGAAGTAATATCACACACTTTAAAAAAAAGCGGATGTAAATATGGTTATGCATTGTTAAAAAATGACTCATTAATAAAAGTTTATGAAGACAATGGATATATCAAAGCAGACGCATATAACGCAGAAATGATGAAATTATTATAATATGGCAGCATTCACAACTATAGCAGCAGCAACCGTAGCAGTAGGAGGTCAAGCAGCAAAAGGTTTTTTAGCAGGAGACGCAGCAAAATCAGCGGCTAGAGAAGCGGGAAGATTAGAACTTAAAAAAGAACAATTAGAGCAAGAATCAATTGCGGCTCTTGAACAGAATTTTTATGATGCTGTAAGAGCAACAACAGATGTTTACGATAAAGCCTTACAATTATCAAATGTTCAAGGAAGACAATTGGTTGAAGCAGCACAAGAAGGAGATCAAAGAGGTGTTGCTGCAACTGCAGGTAAAATCAAAGCAATACAAGATATTGGAACAGGAAAGATAGCAGACAAACAGGCAATGCAAAAACTAGCAATTGATATGGCTAGAGCAAAAGCTGGTGAAGCGTCTGCAGAAGATATTGCTGCTTTGAAAGATGATAGGGCTGCAGCAGCAGGTGTTGAGGCAGCAGCAAAAAGGGCTGAAGCCGATAAATTAGAAGGTGTAGCAAACAATGCTTTTGTTAACGCAGGAGTAGAGGCTCTAAAATACGGCATAGGAGCATTTGGAAATGCTGAAGGAAAAGCGGTTGAAGGACTTATGGCAAAAGATCCTAACCTCACGCAAGACGCTGCTTTAGAAATGTTAAAAGGCGGCACATTTTCGAACCAACAATTAAGACAAATCGGAAAAGGAAACTTTAACATAGGTGAGGGAGGCGGAATAAATGTTCTGCCAAAAGCAACTGACGGTTTATTTGGAAAAGATGGTGCACTATTCGGATCAGAAGGATTTTTTGGAAAAGACGGTGCGCTAAGAGGTGATGACGGTGTTTTAGATGATATTGGAGGATTCTTAGGAATTGGTCAAGATAATCAAGAAGGAGTATTTGGATCGGATGGATTTTTTGCTGAATTATTTCAATCATTAGGATTAAGCAAACCATCATCGTCTGCAGGCCCTAATCCAGGTGGTGGGGTGTAAATTAAAATATAGATTATGGGTAACGCATTACAAGCAGCATTAGGAAAAGAAGCAGTAGCAAAAGCAGCAGCGGAAAGAGTTGCAGGAAGGTTTGATTATATTGATGATTTACAGACAGGTGTAGAGGAGTGGAGAGACAATATTCTTACTCAAAGAAAAAACCTAAAAGACAATACGCAACAAGAGTATTTAAAAATACTTAAACAAGCACAACAAGAATTTCCTAGCACTAAAACAGGTCGTGAAGAAATGCTTGCCTATTTGGCAGAAGCTAAAAGAAGACTTGACAATAATATGCGTTTAGTTGAAGGTGGTGTAATAACCATGGATGACAACACTCGTTTTAGAGATAATTTATCAGAAACCTTTACCATTGCTTCTCAATGGATGAAAGACGAAAGCAATCAATTTGAATTAACTCAAGCAAGGTCTGTTGGTGGTGACTACACAGTTACTGAAAGGAGTATTGCTCCAGGGGATCCCACAAAAGGTGGTGGGGGCCCAACTGTGAAAAACGAAACTAAAACTATACAAAGGCCTATTTCTGGAAATTTAGAAGATGCGCTTCAAGACATTCAATCGTCTATAGGTGCACCTGGATCTTATGCATTAGGGTTTGATGATAGCGGGTTAGGTGTAGTAACATTTTATCAACAAGAGATTGACGAGACCACAGGTCTTAGTAAAAACAAATTAGACGCAAATGGTAATCCTATACCTATACCTGAAGGCTCTATGAGTATTTTAGGTCTTAAAAAAGATGCAAACCAACGAGCAAACAGAATTTATCTTTACGATGAAGTTGGAAAACTTGTTGGTGAAAACACTCCTTTAGGTAAGACCTATGAATTAATGAGCCGTGTTGGCAACATGAGTGGTGTAATTACTAGTGATGTTAGTCAAATGCAAGCGGAGGAATTCAATAATTTATTAAATGTTGCCGCACAAAACATTACAGCAACGCCAGAGAGAATCGTTAGTGTTTTATCTGAGAATGGAATGTTAACACCTGATGGTCAAAGCGCTGATAGTATAGTAGTTCCATTTACTAAATGGGATGAAGCGACTATGGCTAACGCAAAAGTAGAATACAGGTATTATGATCCTGTAGATAAAACATACAAAACAGGAACTAAACCAAAATACATTAAGGTTGGTGGGCCTAATGCTCAAAACAATGGTGTTCAA